TCATTCCTTTCATAAAAAATACAGCGGCGGGACGATTGCCCCGCCGCGTTTCTTGAGCATCGGCGGTAAGCCGAACATTTTGTTGATGCCAACAAAACATCACAAAAAGCTCTACGATGTGGAGTTGTTACGCGCAGTTTCTGCAACCGTAGTTGTAGCCGTTATTACATCCGGAATACTGGTACGGGGCTGGAACCTCAAATGCAGGAACCGGGCGCGGGTTGTAATACGCCAGCTGCCCACTTACGTAGGACTTGAGCGTGTCGTTCTGTGCCGCCTGAGAAGCCGCCAGCTGCGCCGCAAAGAGCTGCTGGTTCTGCTCGGCAATCTTCGCGTCCTTCGCAGCCAGTTCCTGCGCCGTCAATCTCTGGTCGATGCTGCGGAAGCCGCAGTTCATCGCGTCGATGATGTCGCGAGTGCTGTTCTGCACCTGGTTGCGCGTGTCACAGGCCTGCGTCGCCATGTTGTAGTTCACGCCCTGGATTGCTTCGCGCGTCTCGCAGCAGCAGTTCTGCGACTGCATCTGCATCTGGAAGAGCATCTGCATCAAGGCCGCCTGCTGGTTGCAGCGAGAAAGTTCGGCCTGCGAGAACCCGCTTGTCACGGCCTGCGTCACGCCGGCGAAACCATTGAGCATGCCTGTGTTCATGGCGTAGAAGCCGTCACAGATGCCGTTGTTCACGCCGTCGAGCTTGCGTTCGATATTCGAGAAGTCGGATGCGAGGACATAGCCGTCAACAACGCCGGAACCGTTGCCATTACCATTGCCGCCCCAGCCATTCCGGCCCCAGCCGAAGAGGAAGAGCACAATAATCCAGATCCAGTTATCCCCCCACATTCCCATACCGCCGCTATAGTTTCCGGCGGGCTGAACGGGCATGGTCGGCTGGATACCGCCATCGGAAAGACTCATACTTTTTTCTCCTTTCGTAGATTTGAATTTATCTCAATCGTGGCCACGAATTGAAACCAATCATTACATCAGGTTTCTAACCTGATACGCCATAGATTGCAGCTGGTTTAGCTGCTGCTGACTCATTGCCCCGCTCTGCAGAAGTTTTTGAACCTCCGCTTTCGGGTCTCCCTGAAACGTCTGTGCGAATTGCTGCAGCTGCTGCACCATGCCTTGAAACTGTCCGGCCAGCCCCTGCATTCGCCCGCCGCCGAGTGCATTAAACAGTGGATTCATTTTCTGCCTCCTTCACCTTTCTAACGGGCTTGACGCTCAGAGCCGCCACCTTTGCCGCCAGTTCGTCAAAGTCCTTGCGGGTCACGTATTCCACTGTAGGCACTGTTTGCGGCGCTGTGGGGCTCACGGGGGCTGTAGAGCGCTCCACGAGGTCATACGTTGTCATTGCTGGTTTACCGCTTGCGTCGGCTTTCTTCACGTACACAACCGGCGCATTCATGTCCCAGAGCGTGACGGCGTTATTCGGCGCGACGATAAATTCGTTTGCCGCCTTTTCGTTCGGAACCCAGATGATAGACTGTCCACCGCTCGGTTGCTGTGGCTGAGGTTGTGGAGTCGGATACTGCATCGACGGCGCAGGCTGATACTGTGGACGCATCATTGGTTCCTGCATCATGGGCGGTTGATTGTAAATCGGCTGCTGATACACATAAGGCTGTTGTCCAAACATCATTTATCCTCCTTTTCCCAGTAGAACAGCGGGATTTCGTTCCCGGAATTCCAGCTATCGAAATACTTTCCGTCCTCTACGCACACTACGTGGCTCGATAGAGCGAGTACATACACGCCGCGCGGATGGTCTCTTGCGAATTCCTCGACCGTATAGCAGTCTGGGCATGTGTTCGGCACAACGTTCCGGGTAAATCCCTGTTGCCGGAGGTACGCGCCCCAGACACTGTTTGACGATGGCATGTCTCCCATCTTCAACCCTTGTAGGCAAAGCCCAACGTATGTTTCATCCCAGCTCTTGCCCGTTGCTTTTGAGATCGCCCGGACGGTACAGTCTCCGACCTGCTTGCCTTCCGGATTCGGATTGAAATAAGAAAAGCCCATACCGAACACTCCTTTGATGTGTCCAGTATGGGCTTTTTCGTATTTTCGTGTGCCTCAGTTGTGCCTCAATTTTGCTTATCTCGTCATCTCTTTAAAATATGCTATGCTCCAAACGCCTTGCTGCTCGAGTGTGAGGCATTTGTCAAAGTTGGCCGTAAACGTATCGATGTCGATTTTGCCGTACTGCTCGGCGATTGCGCGGTCGATATCGTCCGTTGCCTTGCCCATCGCGTGGAGCTTGCGGACCATAATGGTCGCCCACTTGATGGGGAATCTCTGCGCGTTGTCGATGTCGCTCTGGCTCCTTGTATTTGTGGCCTTGCGGCAGATCGCAAAGATCACGGCGAGCGCCTGAATCTGCTCGGTTGTCATAGTCGTCACCTCCCTGTTTATATACTCACCAATCCAGCCCCGCAGGAGCTCATTGGGTGTTGTCCCGTCCTCTTTTGCTGCCGCCTTAAATTCTTCAGCAAGCTCACGCCGCACTCTAGCGGCGACGTTTGTCATGTTTTCGGCCTGCCACTTTGCAGTGGCGCGGCGCTGCGAATCGCTCTGCATAGTTCCGCCTCCAATCAGCAAGGCATGGGGTCGTCGAGGTCCGCCGCGCGGCGCAAGGCTGCTTTTACAGCCTCAAGGTCGAAACTCTCAACGGGCTCCGAATTCGCAACCATCATCTCTGCCATGATATCGCCGGTTTCGTCCATGTAAACCTGCGCGTTCACGGCATTCGCGAAGCGGGTCAGCAGATCGGCTCCGTCTTTATACGGTGCCATTTTCTTTTCGCGGTCTGCTCTGATCGCCGCGAATTCAGTTTCCGTGATAAACCCTTCGCACATAAACTTGTGCGCCGTTTCCACCTCCGCATAAATCCTGCTTTCGAAAGTACTGAGTTTATTCGAGGCGTAGTAAAGTTTCTTCGTATCGATTTTCTTGGTTTCCATTTTTATTCCCTCCCGGCTTTCGCCTTGCTTTATCTTATGGCCTTATTATATAGTATTAAACACTATATGTCAAGTACTTTTTTGCAAAAATATAAAAAAATAAGCGCCGAGAAACCGGCGCTTATCTCAGTTATACAGTTTTTTGGATGTGCGCTGCATCTCCCGCACGATACCCGGCAGGCGGCGTTGCACCGTAGCGCGTCCAAGATACAGCTCTGTGGCAACGTCTACCTGTGGTAACTTATCCACAAAATACAGTTGCGCGATTTTTGCGTTCTCCCTTCCGAGATTTGCCTGATAGATGACGGTTTCCATGTCTTTCCTCGTCAAACAGCCAAGCTCCGGCGGGAGTTTTGCCCGCGCCTGCGGTGCCATAATAACACCACCTTACTTCATCGCAGCTGCGAGTTTTTTGAGAAGATCGTCACCGTACTTGTATCCGGCGAGGTAATCGATCGTGCTGTCTGTAAGACCGGCCTTCTGCTTGATGGTCTTCTTCGCCTCCTCGACGGCCTCGTCGACCTTCACGGTTTCGTACTCGACCCACGGGAGCTTTCCGTGCTTCTGCCAATTGCGGGCGTGGTAGCCTGCTTTCGTGCCGATGTTCTGGACGGCGGTGATCTGTGCGCCGTTGTCCCAGATTGGGGTACACTCGACCGCCAGACCGTCTCCTATGTACAAGCCCCAGTGGCCGGGCATCCAGAGGCCTTCGCCGGGGATGAGCTTGTCCCAGCCGATGCCGGACACGGCGTAGCACTTGGCGATCATGCCGTCGGCGGAGACATCCGGCACGCTGTTTGAGGCATACCTTGCACCGCCATAGTAGGCGTTTTTGTTGCCGTCCCAGCCCCAGAGGATGCCCTTCGTGAGGTTTACGCAGTCAAAGCCAAAATAGCCCTTGCCGATAAGATTGCGCAGATACGTGACTCTGCCGCCGGTGTACCAGTCCGGGTACTGGGCGGATTTCTCGTCAATGATCGTCTCGCCTACGGGGGAGCCGAAGCAGCCCCACATGTAGACGGTCTTGTAATTCTTTGCAACGTCAATGTGCCTGCGCACAAGCTCGGATGCTTTCATAAAAATCTCTCCTTTCGATCATTATGCCGCGTATCGCCAGAGGTATCCGCCCCTCGTTTTTCTTCGTCCAACACAGCATGCATAAATGTTGCTATGGGCGAAACCAAGTTCTCGCTCGATCTCGCGCATAGATGTCCACGTTTTTACAACTTCGCCGGTCTTTGCATCGACCTGTTCGACTTTCCTTGCAGCTGTTTGCTCTTTAAAATCACGAAGTTTTTTACTAACCTTTTCGTTCCGACCACCATAATTGATGTTGTACGACGCTGTACACCATTCCAGATTTTCAAGACGGTTATCCAGCCGGTCTTCGTTGATATGGTTCACCTGCGGCAGATTGTCCTGGTTTTCCAGAAACGCAGAAGCCACAAGTCTGTGTACCATGATCGTATGCACTTCCCCGTTCCCTTTATAAAGCGCGACCCGAGCGTATCCAAATTTAGAAATAGCGGGCTTCAGTACTTTCCCCGTTCTTTCTGAGTATACATCGCCCTCGCCGCTCACCAGATAGCGCGGGTAATCAGGAATCCTTTTCCACATTTTCATTCTCAGAAGGTTCTTTTGCGTCCAGCGCATCTTGCAGCTTCTGTGATTGGCTCCCAAAATAAAACGCGATAATGACAGCGTAGATCGTCATAAAGTCCTGCGAGATTTTGCCCGCGACGGACATATAGGCAAACACGCCCGTCAGTGTGAGCGTAACCAGGCTCTTGACGCTGAGCAAATTGCCCAGCCGCTTTTTAATGTTTTCCATAATCAGCCCTCCACCTTGATTGCGCGGTTCTCGAACTTTTTGTAAGCGTCGAGATAGATTTCCTGCTTGTCGCCGTTGAGCGTCAGTTCGTAGTACATGCCGTCGAACAGCGTCGTGGAAGCCAGCGCTTTCCAATTCTGCAACGTTTTGCAGTACCACACGACGTAAACGTCATCAGGGCCGATCTGCTTTCCGTCGCTCTTGTCTAAGTGTTCGTTGGTGTAAACAGTCACCAGCTTTTTCACAAGCTCAAAAAACGTCTTTTCTGTCATTTTGTATGTACCCCTTTCATTCTACCGGTTCATTTTTCTTCGCGAATACTCTCTTGAAAGCCAGCAAGCCCAGCTCTGTTACTGCTGCGCCCCCGGCGTAGCCGAGCACGTCAGACAGGTCGACAGACGTACCTAGCTCCGGGTTGCTCCCGACTGCGATAAGGACAGCGATGGTTTTCAGCGTGCACGCCCAGATCAGCACCATCGTAAGGAGTCTGAGCAGATAGATGACGATGGTGCGCGCCATCTCGCCTTTGCTCCACTTGCCTTTTACCCGCATATCTGCCTCCCGTTTTATTGCGCGCTGCTATGCTCGCACTGCGCCTCCAGCTGATGCAAAAACTTTTTTACATCGCCGTTGCCGCCCAGCTTGACGTATTTCTGTCCGGCGATCAGGCGCTCGGCCATTGGCATCTCCTCCGACATGATCGTCAACCGCAGGATTGCAAGATACTGCTCGTCCTGATGCTCCTGCATTTTCCCAAGCTTCTTGTCGATCTCGGCAAGGTGGGTATCCTGCGTCGTGGCCTTGCCGCGCTTGCGCTGGATGGCTCCGACGATGGAGCGGATGATCTCCGCCAGCGCAGACGAGCCGATCACCGCGCAGATGATGGTAATAATTCCGGTGCTCACATAGTCCTCCTTACTCGACTTTTTGCCAGACCGTTGGGGCGACCGTCGGGGTAAACACATTCCCGTCCATGAGCGACTCATACAGGCTGCCGCCCCACCATCCCTTCTCGCCCTTTGAGAAGGCCAGTGTGGAGGTAATTACTTCGGGGATGATCCTGTATCCGTCCCGGTACTGCACGTCCTCCCAGAGGCTGGGCGCGGTCTCCGGCGTGTTCTGCTCGGTGTCCCAGAGGTCGACGGCGGCTTTTTTGATTTTTCCATGCCAGTTGATGCGCGTGCCTGCTTTGACGAGGCTACCGCCGCCGGTCAGTGTCCCCAGAAGCTCCGGCGCAAGGCTGACAGTCTTGTCGTCCAAAGCGCTTGCCGCCTGTTCGATGTACGGGCGCATTTTTCGTGCCCTCTCCGTGTACGTCATGGCGCTTCCTCCCCCAGCAAGATTTTTGCCGCCGTCTCGGTATCGGCAAGCCGCTCACGCAGCTGCTCCGGGCTTGCCGTCTCGATGTCAAAATTGTCTGTGACAAGCTTATCCGTCTCCGTGTATGTGTACGATGTACCGGCAACGTCAATTGCCTCATCGTACTCTGCGCCCGTCTCTGCTTGCCGGATGAGATAGCCCGCATCCGAGTATGTTTTGTACAGCTCCACGCCGTCTGTGCGCGTTTTGTAGTGCTCTCTTACGATCATGCTCACACCCCCACAATATGGTCTGCCAACGAGCTCCAGTTTGTTGCCGCTTTCCACGCATCCGCAAGAGATGCGGGCACCCGGATTTCCAGCTGCGCGTGCGTCCAATCGAACGCGTTGACGTTGGCCAGCGTGGGAACTGCCGTGCAGTGGGTAAAGTCCACAAACCGCAGCGGATAACAGTACTGGAACACCTGCGCCGGGATGCTCGCGATATCCCCGAGGCATGTCACTCTGCGCAGCGCGTTGTCACCCTGAAATGCGGCAGCGACAAAGGTTGTAGCGTCCGCTGGGATAGTGACTTCCAGAAGAGCACGGATGGCACCAAAATCTCCAACCTGCCCGTTTACCGCCTTGATGCGGACGCGCTCGAGGGTTTCGGCCCCGTTGGTAGCAGTTATATCAAAATTTATCTGGCGGATTGCTGTATTTGCGATGGTATAATCGCCTTTTTGCGTCGCCCCTTTCGGTGTTGCGATTGCGCGGAGATTGGCGCACCTATAAAATGTCTGCCTATCCGCATCCATATCCGCCGCGATAAACACACGCAGCTGCGCGCATTGTAGAAATGCCTGATTGGCATATACCTTCGTGGTTTGCGGGAGTGAGATGCTCTCAAGTCTGCAACAATTATAAAAACACTGGTCCTCTGTCGACCTTGCCCTTGCGCCGACCTCGACTTTCCGCAGCATCGCGCAGCGGCCACTATCTCTTGTGCCGTTTGCAATCAGCATTCGACCACTTGAGCCGTTTCCAATATCTATCATTGTACCCTCTTTGACGCTCATCGTGATTACGTATGAGCCGCTGGAGGCGTACACATGCCGATGCTCAACGTAGGAATCTGCGTTTTTTGTTTCCGGTGTCGTTCCGTCGCCCCAGTCTACGGTCGTGGCGTTTCTTGTGCTCTGCCAGTAATTGAGCACAAAGTCATCCCACGTTTCGGTATCCACGTCGACGTAGAGCCTTGTCTTTCCGTCATCGGTAATGTACAGCGCGCCGATATCGAGCTCACGGCCTGCGTCCTTGATGTCTTGGAGCGTCCAGTTCCAGCCCTGACAGATGAGGCCGTCATGGCTCGGAAGAGGCGGCAGCTCAGTCTTTGTGGCCAGCTCGGCGAGTGTCCAACTGTAAAGGAGCGTCCCGTCGTAGTCCCAGAAATTGATGTCCGACTCCTTGGGCGGGGTGGTATCTAACGTGCCGGTGATCTTCGCACCCGAAGCGTCGTGCGCCGTCACGCCGGATTTGAGCGTCGCGGGGGTGACGGTATCCTCGGTCAGGTCGATGAGTGTTTTTCCGGCGTAGACGATCTTGCTCTTTGTGGGCTCAGCTCCGGGAATCTCAGGTGCCGCCATACGCTCACGCTCCTGCCTTCTTGCCGATGGTGACGGTCACGCCGCCAGCAGCGTTTGGCGTTTCGTTGTAGTAGATGGCCGCCACGTTGACCTGCGACATGTAATCGTAGCCGGGGTCCGGCAAAATCGTCTGCGCGGTCGTCAGCGGCTCGACGGATTTCGTCTGCGCCTTGATGGCCTCGCCGCTGTACGTGCCTGTCACGCCGAGGATCGTCACGCCCGCCTTGATGTTCCCGGCAATGAGCTTTGCAGCCTCTGTGGGGTCGATAGCGACCTTTCCGGAACCGTCGTGGTATCCGATGGGGACGATGTACTCGCCCTTGACCGTCGTGATCTTCGCGGCCACTGCGCCGTTGTTTGGCATTTCGCCCGTGATCATCGAGCCCCTTGCACCTGCTGTCTTGCCGAAGAGGATTTCCGAGGCCTTGACGGTCGCGCCGGACGTGTCGAGGTCAAATTCACACGTGCCGGTATGCAGCTCGCCGTCCGAGCCGTGATACTTAAAGCCAAGCAGGACTTTGCCGGGCTCTACCGTGTCGGCGGTCAGGTCTAAAAGCACCTCGCCGCCATAGATAAATTTGCTTCTGCCCAAAATTTACACCTCCGATGCAATGTAGACCGTCGTGCCGGTCTCGTTGGATACCTCATAGTATGGGACTTTTGTGACGGTCACATCGTCCGCCAGCAGCTTGTTTTTCGTCGGCAAAACAACCGGCTCAAATGCCTTCGGCACGACCTCGTAGTCCCCTTCATACGCCTCGCCGCCCTGATAAACCACCTTTGCGGGCTCAATCCGCATCCGAATCTCCGGCTGCGAAAGCACCATTTTAAGCATATCCCGCCTCCTTCAGGAAGCTCTTCACGTCCACCTGAACGATCTCCGCCGCCTGCTTATTTCCGTCTGCGTCGGTCAGCGCACATTGCAGACTCACCGCCCCCGGGCGCAGGCGCATAGCGTCTTCGTACGGGATTTTTACCAGCAGGTGCGTTTCGTCAACGACTACCGGCGTGTACTGAAAGAACTGGCATGCCTGTTTTACGTAAAATTCCAGTTTTGTCACCTTTGTCAGGTCGGTTCCCTCTACTTCCACCGATAAAGCGTTCGCGATTTTCTGAAACACCTAATCACCCCCCCTATGTTTTTGGGATTCCGACGACGTAATCCACCACGTAAGAGCCGGAAATCTTCGAAATCTTCACGCGGTCGCCCGCCTTGAACGAAATCGACGTGTTGCATTTGTAATGCTTTTCGCTTGCCGTCGTGCTGCCGTCAAAAATCAGGCTCAAACCGTCGGAATACACCGCGCCGACCGTCGCAAGGTCAAATGTCGGTGCTGTTACCTTATTTTCTTTCTGCGTCGATAAGCCCGGAATCATGCAATCACCGTCCTTTTTGCTGTGTGTTTCATCAACTCTCCCGCGCCAAGCGTGATGCTCCAAGCGGTTTCCTCATAGATTCCGCCGATATCCGGATGGTCAATGGAGATCGCGTCCCCGATGCCGTGATTTCCCTCAGAAAATGTCTCGAAACTGATTGTTTTTACAGTCTGCTGCGACTCGCTCATCAGCCGGTTCGCGATGGTCTGCAATTCTTCCTGAGACGCAACATTGTCGACCTTCGTCACCTGAACGATTCGCATATTCCGTTTGAATGTCGAGGTCGCAGATGTCGGCGATTCGTTTACCGCCGTCGCCACAAGCGCATCTTCCAAGTCCGGATTCGAGCAGACGCACACAAAAACATTCGGAGTGGAAAAGATGTCCGTTTCCTCCGAAGCGTCTGCCGAAATCGGTCTCAGAATCTCCGTCCCGCCGTATCGGTGCTTGATGTTTGCCGCAAGCGCCTGTGTATACGGCTCGATATGGGCGATACCCTGTACGTCGAACCACACAGGCTTGTAGTTGATCTCCGCCAGAAGGTCATTGCAGATCGTCAAATAATCTGTTCCGATCTCCCAGTCCTCGCGGTCTGTGGCAAGCGTTGCCGCAGAAGCTGTCGTGATAGCCAGTGCCACGCCGCACGTTGTCAAAATCTGCTGAACGACCGTCAAGTAAGACGTGCCCTTTGCATAATGCACCCTCGTCTGCGTTTTGTTACTTTTGAGCAGCCAGCATCGGTCATACGCCTCTACCTTGACCGTCTTTCCGTATTTTGTGACAGCCGTGGTAACCGTCGCGGCGCGGAACACCCCGAGGGGATATTCCGTGCCGTCAACGGTCAAAATCGGCTGAATTTCGTCTGACAGCAGGTCGACAATGGGATTCACATAGAATTCGCCGGAAAAGCTCGACTTGATCTCGCCGGACGCATCGAAATAAACCGTCGGGTCATTTCCCTCCGCCCACGAAAGCGCCGATACCTCGCCGCCCTTTCGTAAAACCGCTACGCGGTAGGATACGTCACGAATCAATGTCGATCACCTCCGCGTAGTCGATCTGCTGAATCGAGAAGTTGACGACGGATTTGTCTGGGTTCACTCTCGACGTGTCGCTTGTCTCGTTCAAGTATCCGATGACCATCTCGCCGGACTGCGTTTTCAGGCACACCAATTCGCCAATCAGCACGTCAAATCCCGCTTTGTCTTCGTCCGGTAAAAATACCGCCGTGCCGCCGACCTTCTTTGTCACAAACTCGCTTCTTTCCGCGTGCGGGTACGTGCTGCCATACATGAAAATGTACTGAATGTCGCGGTTGATCGCGTTCTGCACCGGCTGATTCTTGAGCCCGCAATGCTTGAGCGTCACTTTCTTCCCGGACGCGATGCCGTAGAGCGTCACATACTGTCCAGTCGTGATCGTTACTGTGACCGCGCCAGACAAGCCGTAGTTGCTCGAATCTGCGTAGCAGCCGCGCACCTGATAGGTGACGTCCCCGGAGGACAGCTCGTCGGTGTACTGCGTCTGGGTGAGCTTTGCGATCGGCTTTTCGTTTCGGTATACAAGATAAAAGTCATAGCCCCCGGAGGTCTGCCAACTGAGATCCGCGACGCTGGAGGCCTGCACGGTCAGCGTGATCGCCGCGCCCGGCGTGTTCGTCACAGGCAGCGCCGCCGCGCCCCAGTCGGACCACATGCCATATTGATTTTGCACGCGCACGCGCACCGTGTGGCTGCCGTCCGCAAGATACGCCGGGCTCGTCCATGTCTTTTCCGTGCCGTAGTGCGTGCCGCCCGAGAGCTTGCCGTCCAGCTCCACCTGATACGCCTCCTGCTCGGAGGTCTGCCAGCTGATGGACGGGCGCGGACCGGTTGACTTGATCTGGATACTCGGAGCCGTCGGCGCGGCGATCACGACGATCTGCGCCGCATCGCTCCATTCGCCGGGGATACCGTCTGCGTTGTAGGTGCGCACACGCCAGTATTTGATGCTGGAAGTTAACGTCCCGGCAGGGCACGTCCACTGCCTCGCAGCGCCGGTCACGGTCGCCAGCGTCGTCCATGTCGAGCCGTCGGTGCTTTTTTGCAGGTCTGCCTTGCTCTGCGCCGTTCCGGTTGAGATCGAGTGCTGCCACTGGAACAGTACGTCCTTCGAGCCGTCGATCACCGTATCGACCGGGCTTAAAGGCGCGGCGGTCGGCGTTGCGTCGGCGGTCGAAATCGTCATCCAACCGGACGTCGTGACCACGCCGCTGTTTGCCGTGACTGCGACCTGCCACTGGATGCTCGTCGTGCCAGCGAAGGTGTTGGCAGGCACCGTGACGTTCTGCGTGTTGCCGGAGACGCTGATTGTGTGGATCGTGCCGCTCGTTCCAGAGCGCCAACGGAAGACGGCAGAGGCTTGCTCGACCTCAGGCGCGCAGCTATAATTAGCAGCGCTTGCACTCCACGCAAATAGGTTGTCTTGTGTTTTTATTACTGCGCCAGAGGCGGGAGACAAATTGGATAATTCCAGCCCAATCGTGTCGCTGTCGTCGACGGTAATTGTCAAGTATGGGGCGTTAGTGCCACTTGTTGTTACAGCTACGGAACCATCGGAATAGCTTGGAAGGAAAAAAGCAATCCCGTACCATATGCCGAATTTAGTGACATAGGTGCTAATTTCGTTCCAACCGCGCGAAATGCTTATCCTGCTGTAAGTCGAAGCAGAAATATTAGGCTTAGTGTTGTATGTGATGGATTCAGCGTCGAATGGTCGGACGAGATCATCCGTGTACGCCCTGTCCGCGTCTGTCACTTTACTCAGGTATGCATGCGCTGTTGAGTCGGTTATGCGCTTAAAGCGCATATTTTGTGGGAGCTCCTGGAAAGATAACAGCAGATAGTCCCCGCCCGTGATAGTAACCGGGTTTGATGTGTGGTCGTTCACGCCTCTTGCAGATTCGTCCAAAAACGCGAAATCTTTGGTTTTTACAGTAGCCGTAATGCTCAATCACGTCACCCCCATTCTGGCCACTCGTCTCTGGTTTTTCATGCGGTGGATGAAATCGTCGATTCTCATGCAGATACCCCCATCCGCGAAGTCAAACGCTCATTTTCTGTAATTCGGATAATGTCATTGAACTGCTTCACCCGGTCGGCATTGATGTTGTAGTAGTTGTTCGTCGTGCCTGCTCCGGCGAGTGCCGGAAGATGACCGAAGGAAGACATTCCAAAGGTCATCGTGCCGAAATCGAGTTGGCTTTGAATTCCACGCTTGACATTTGAGAATTCTTTGTCAAAGCCCTGCCCGAGTCCTTCCGCCATATATCCGCCAATACCGGCGAAGACCTTAGACGGGGACGCGATGCCTAGGAAGCTTTTAACACCGTCTACAAGCCCCGTGAAGACGTTTTCAACCGTCTGCTTGAAACTGTTCCACATATTCACGAAACCGTTTTTAATGCCCTCGACAATGTTCTTGCCGATGCTTCCCCAGTCAAACGAAAGGAATGTGTCCACGATAGACCGAATCAACTGTGGAATGACCATGACGATATCCGGAATCGCTTCAACAAGTCCGGTAGCCAGGGCTGCAATGATTTTGGGACCTGCCATGATGATCTCCGGCAGATTGTCGATAATGCCCTGCACGATACCGAGAATCAGGTTCGGAATCGCCGCCACCAATTCCGGAATCGCCTTGATAAGCCCATCTGCAAGCGCCATTGTGATTTCCACGCCTGCTTCAAGAATTTTCGGCATATTTGCAATGATCGCCGTGACAAGGTTCGCGATAACGTCCGGAACTGCTGCAATCAGTTTCGGAGCCGCATCTACAAGCCCATCAACAAGAGCCAGAATGATAGCAAGCGCTGCGTCAATCAGGTTCCCGAGGTTTTCCGGGCTGGTCAAAACCTCTACGATTTCAATAATCGCGTCTGTTGCTGCTGGAATCAGTTGCGGGAGCGCGTCTGCAATACCCTGTGCAAGCGATACAATGACATCAATACCCGTCTGTGTGATCTGCGGCAAAAGCTCAATGAGAGCCGGAACGAGTGTGTTGATGACCGTCGGCGCAACGTCCGCCAAAACCGACAGCACAGACGGCAAAGCCGCCATAAGACCGGTTATAAGGTTTGTAGCGCCCTCTACAAGAGACGGCAGTACCGTTCCCAGAATCGCCGGTAACTGTTCGCTTACCGTTCCGATAAGGGACGTTGTCGCTTCGACGATACGCGGCAAAAGCTCCTGAATCCGAGGAATCAGATTGTTCCCCGCGATAACCACAGAATCCGTAAAATTCCCTACCAAAACGCCCAAATCTTGGTCAGGGTCTGCCATGCCGGTCACAAGATTCTGCCAAGAGGCTTTCATTTGCCCAAAAGAGCCTTGAATTGTTTCGCCTGCTTCTTTTGCGGTTGTCCCTGTAATTCCTAAGTTCTCTTGCACGGCATGGATTGCGGTGACAATATCTGCAAAGCTGTCGATGCTCAAGGAGCCGACTTTCAGCCCCTCTAATTGTTCAGCGTCCGCAAGCAGGCGCTTCATTTCTTCTTTCGTGCCGCCGTAGCCAAGTTTCAGGTTGTCCAGCATGGTATAGTTCTGTTTTGCAAAACCCTGATACGCATTTTGAATGGATTCCATGCTTGTACCCATCTTGTTTGCGTTATCTGCCATGTCTGTAACCGCCGTGTTGGCGTAAGCAGCTGCCTGATAGGAATAATCGCCCAGACTGGAAATCAAGCTTGCCGCAAAGCTCGTCGTGGTCTCCATGTACTCATTGACGCTCAAACCAGCCGTTTTATAGGCATTGTTGGCGTACTCCATGAGTTTTTCAGACTGATCGCCGTAATGTGCCAAAGATTCTTCGGCTTCTTCCATGCTCACTCCGAACATATCCACAAAATGCTGCGCGTCTACGTTCGCCTTTCCGAAAAGCGTCTCCACGCCGCCGACAAGCTGTTCATAGTCAGCGTAAGCGGCAACCGCTTTCGTCCCGAGCGCTCCGATTGCAGTAGCGCCAGCTGCGACACCCGCAACAGCTACTTTCCCAGCCGTCGCAAGTCCGGATTTCAGTTTTTCCCCGAGTCCGGATGTTTTCTGCCCAACTTCATCAATGCCCTTATTCGCTTCGGTTGTATCCGCACCGATTTTTACAAAAAGTTCAAATAGATTCATGCTTCACCACCAGTCCGCACCGCTTAATAACCTCGGCGGTGATCTCTTCGCAGGTTCGGTTGTCCTGCGGCTTCGGGTCTATCAGGTCGGAATATTTCGCCTGAACAAAGCTGCCGCCCGCGAATTTCGCTGTGTTTTCCGTCATTGTGCGCAAACACTCCGTCGTATAAATGCGGAAGGCTGATTCCTCCTGCTGCCGCTTTACCAAAATCGGCAAAAGGCGAATCAGCCCTCCCACGCTTATCTTTGGAGCTGCCAGAAGCGCAAGCGTTACGCTTTCGCCTCCGACGCGCACGATTTGAAAAAATCCAGCATATCCTTGTCCTTAACGATCTCCTGAATCTGCCGCATGGTTTTTAGGACGCTCTGCTTTTTGACCGTCTCAACAGTCGTTTCGTTGACCGCAGCCAGAATACCAAGCGTATCTTCCCGGTGCTTTTTCAGAATCAGAGGAATCCACTGCCCGATCTTCTGCGCACCGATCGCGTATTTTTCACCGGCTGTCTGAGGCTTCTCTGCGTCAATCTGTGCTTTCAGACTCTCCCGCAGCTCATCGTCCGTCAGGATGTTGAGCGCGTACACGCTGACCTCGCAAAGAACGTCAGCCGCCCTGTCCGTGCTAAGTTCCGAAAATTTCATACTTTCTTCTCCTTACGTTTCAGCCGTACCTGCTCTGATATAAACCTCATACGGCACAACGTCCTGCTTCGACATCGAATAGTGCGCCGTGTACTCAAACGCCATCTGCCCCTTGTTTTTGTCCGCTGTTTTCAGCTGGAATCCGCCGGTCGACAGTGCGTTCATAAGCCGAAAAGCAATGAAACCACCGTTTGTTGCACCGTTCTTGTCGGAATAATCACCCACAAGCCAGATGTCCGCAAAGTCAGCCGCCGAAAGATCGCGCCGAGGGACAACCTTCGTCGTATCCGTGCCGTCGATGTCAGCCGCCGCCATGAGAGATTTCGCGGAAGTGGTCGTAGCCGTTACGTATGTACCAGCAAGCTTCACTTCGACATCGTCCATCCGCTTCATTTCCATTGTGTTCTTGGGGCAATTGTCCACATCCGAGCCGTAGTCGGAATACGTCGGTGTCGCGGAAAATGTAACGCCGCCGGTAGTTGCACCGATCTGGTTCTCCGGTTCAAACGTTCCGGTTGCAGGCGTAAATTCGCTCAAAACAACGCCAGCGTTGATTTGCAGCTGCTTAAACGTATCCGCCGGAATTTTTGTAAATTTCGCCATGAAATCAGTCCTTTCAGTTCGCGGTAATGTATTCGACCGTTACGTTCAAATACCGCCGCTTGATGTATTTGTCGGAATCGTCCGCGATGTTCTGGCACCACGGCGTTCCGCGCTTAATCCAAATTGCGCCGCCGTCGCACGGAACGAACACGCCGCCCAAACCGATCGCGTCCGAAATTTCCTGCACTTTGGCATTCGGTTCTGCTTCCTTTTCCGTGTAGTACCACAGATTCACCGTAAGCCCGATTTCTCCGCTGTCCCACGCGCCCGTAATAAGCTCATACGTGAGCCACGGGAAAACAGCATCGTCCGGCACGCTGGACGCCGAATAGGCTGTCAGGAACTGCGAAAACCATTCTTGTAGAGCCTGTCCTTTTGTCATGCCGGTAACGCCTTCTTTTCTGCCGTGAAATACTTGAGATCGAAGCTGGCCGAGCGTGGGGTTTTCTTTGCCATCGGCTCCGATGTTACACGGTACGTCTCGCCGGTCGTTTTATCCCGGAAGAAGTCGTTATACTCAATCGGAACGCTTTGCTGAACCAGAACCGAGTAAACGCTTGTAACGCCCTCTTTTTCGGCTCTTCTGGCCTCCATCGACGTATCAAGCGCCTGATAGTTGTAAAACTCTGCGCCTTCCGCCCACGTCGTGATATAGCCGCTCTCGCCGTCCGGAACGCGGCTTTTGTCCAAGAGGACACACGGTCTTGCAAAATCGTCAAGTAAGCTCATATCTTCCTCCATTGGTTCAGGCGCGACTTAAAAACAGACTGCCATGTTACCATTCCAGCGCCGGTTGCAGACCCGCTCGTCGATTTCGAATAGCTGTACCCGCCGAAGCTCTCCGACGTGTACGGGCTCGCGGCGATGTCTCCGTTCTTTTCCTGCCACGCCTTGATTTCCTCTCCCAAGCAGATAAGTGCGGGAGGAACAGACATCGGCCAGATAGAGCCGTCAAATGTCTCGTCTGCCATCGCGTAATCCGGGTATTGGTGAACTCCGTCGTTGAAAACAGAACCCACCACACGGAAAAACTGTCCGTTTTGCAAAAACGGCAGTGTGATGCTGCCGTTTTCGACCGTGTACGTACCACTGATTCTGTCAGTCTCGAACCAGTTCCGAAGCACGCCACATAATTCAGTCAGCATCACACCGCCACCTCCATTACTTCGCCGTTACCGTCGCGTTACCGGCCTTCTGCGCCTTGTAAGTCGCGTCAGCCTCAACGACTGTGATCTTCTTGCCCGTCGCCGCCGTGATATCAGACTTGCCGTCCCACGTCGACCACGTTCTGACATTCTGACCATAGGTCACAGTCTCAGCCGAATCGCCTACCTTGTACTTGTAGACATTTCCAGACGTTTCCTTCGCCGGGTTGACTGTGATCTTCGTGTCGCCGGTTGCGGTTCCGGCTGCCGAAGTAACGGTCAGTGTGCCGAGCGAGTGGGTCTCGTCAATGTCAACAACGGCAATGCCGTCCTGATACTCCGCGAACAGGGTCATTCCCATGATCGCAAAGGACTCGGAGACCGCCGTGGAGTAGTTGCCCTGCACGTGGAAACCAACCAGGTTCGTTTCGCCATCAGTCCTGTAATCAAGACCGGCACGGGCGAAATCGCTGTCAGCCGGGTCGATGTAGTACAGGACGATGTTCTCGACTGGAGTCGCAATGACACGACCACGCTTGATTTCTTCGTCAGACAGCAGGAACACGGTGCTGTAGCCCATGAAGTTCTTGATGTACTGGAAGCCGAATTCAGTCTGGATGGTGATATCGGCACCGCCGAGGTAGTCATACAAGTCCATGACGTTCACGAAGCCGACAACGTTTGTCGCGGTTCTGTGCATCTGCTTGAACTTGTTGATAACAGCGCCTTTCGCCATCGCAAGCGCACGCTGCCAGTTTGTTTCGCTGACGCTCAGAAGACCGGTATTCAGGTAGTCGTAGAACCGGTTCGTGACGTTGGTCTGAAGCTCATACAGGAAAGCTTCGTCGGTCATTGCGACTGCGACGTCATATCCGTATTCCTTGATTGCCTCGATAGAAACCGCCTTCGCGTACTTTTCGACGTTGATGTTCGCGTAGTCCTTCTCAATGACCGTCGCTTTGGAGTAGGGGATCTCTTCGCCCTCTCCGACGCTCTGCGCAAGCGTGACGCTCGCAGTCTTGGATTTCAGAACGGTACCCGGCTGCTTTTTGATGGGGCGCATAATGCCGAGAATGTCGCGCAGATGCTGCCAGTTCCGCGCAAAGCGGGTTACAAAATCGATTTCACGAGCGGTTACCTGAACGTCGCTCGTCATGGTCAGGTTGTTTTTTGCTGCCATATTATTCTTCCTTTCCGAACAAATTGAGATTTGCGGCAATTGCTGCTTGCCGTTCAGACGCGTCCCTGATTTTAAAGATGTCGTCCCGGCTCATAGCGCCGCCGTTGTTTGCGGGCGGGTCTTTGGTGTCCGCGCCCTTCTGTTTCGTGGTAACAACGAAATCTGCCCACTCTTCCTTGATGGACTTCTTCAAATCATCGGCGTTCTTGATCTTGCCGTCTTCCAATTCAACCGAAGAAAGATCGGTGACCTTCAAAACCGAATCAATGCGCTTTTCGCTGATACCCGCAGACTTCAAAAGTTCCCGATACGCAGATTCTTTCGCGCTTTTGGTTTCCTTCTGCATCTGCTCTCTTTTGTAGTCATCAAATTCCTTTTTGACCTTGTCGTGCTTATCCTTCCAGCCATCGTCGCCTTTGGCTTTCAGGTTTTCCAGCTCCGCCTGTACTCCGGGGAGCTTTTCAGCGTCTGCCTTATACCGCGCGAGATCGCTTTTCAGCCCGTCTACGGTATCGGTGTGCGCCTCAATGATCGTGTCCATCTGCTCTTCCGTCAGCCCCATTCCCTTTAGGAGCTTCCTTGTTAATGCCATGTTCTATCTCCCTTTCCCTTGTCGGCGGTTCTTTGCCGCGACAGAACAAAAAAATGTGGCAACAGTCGTTTCTTCACTGTTACCACATTTATACCGCATATTTTAGGCTCTCTTACGCAAACTTTCAGCCATTTTTCAATTCATCCTCTACGATCTTCCGGTATTCGGATGCATGGTCAGCCGCTGCGGGCTTCAAATACGGCTGCGCTTTATTGCCCGCCGTCCAGTGCCAGTTCCCATTTGCGTCCTGATACGCCCACGGCGTAGGTCTCCCGCCCGGATAATACTTACCGGTTCCGAGTTCGACGTATGCGGCATATTCCGTGTCACTTCCGACGTATGCCGCTGGCTCTTCTTCATCTACACGGTGCGTGATGCTATTCTTCAGATTTCCGGTATCGACCGGGCAAAGCCGCTTTGCATACTTTTCGGCCGTCATGCCGATCTTTTCGAGGGCGCGAATCAGCGCGTCGTGCATAGCGGACTTCACTTCTTTGGAATTATCGATAAATTCAACGCTCACGCTTTTTCCACCCCGCCCATTCTGCATATGTCATGTTTTCAATCAGATCATTTTCCCCTGTCTCAGGATTTCTGGCGCGGCGCTGTCCTCTTGATGTGTCAATTCCCTCTATCACAGATACCAGCGTGCAGCGGCAGTTGTATATTTCGGCGGGCACTCCGTCCGGGTCTCCCGGGAATCTGCAACCATTGGAAAACTTCTTGTCGTTATCCACGACCTCGCCGTCAAGCATCGCGTGAGAATGGCGCGTCCTTCCGTCCAGCGTCGCCATCCACTCTTTGCGGCATTCAATGCCCATCTTTTCAGCCGCAAAATAAGAATCCATCCGTCCGGCGTTCTGCGCACCCGTGACTGCCGTTCGAGCTGTCCGGATAGCGGAATCGCGGTTCATGGTGACAATTCTGGATTGTAGATCATCTGCCATGTGCTTGATGCTCTTGCCCTGCAAAATGGAGCTTGTGACGCTGGCTGCGATCTGCTTTTTGCCCCATGCAAGATCAATTCCACGATTTAACGCTCTTTTCGGCGGGTAATACGGCATAAGCTCCGGCTGTTCCACAATCAAGCGCTTTACAGTCTGTTCGTCCCATAAGTCAAATCCGACATCGCCGGTCACTTGTTCAATGGTGTACGCCGCGAAATTCCGATTCAAACTGTAAATGCCCGGCGTTGCATCGTTGACATACGCAACAGCAGCAGCGTTTGCATTTGTCATGCGATCTGCGACCTTATCCCGTAGCGCTTCAAAGCGCTTTCCACGCCCGATCTGCGCAAGCCGCCATTGCTTGTATTGTTCCTCGGTGATATCGCCAGCGTCCAGCCGTGCCTTTTCGGCTTCGTCACGGTCTGCGAACTTTGCGAAATACTCCTTGATGATATCCGTCAGACCGTCATACGCTTCTTTGTAAGAATCGTATATCCGCTTTTCGAGCGCCTTTAACTCTTTTTCGGTGAGGTCGTATCCCTTATCAGGTCTCATCGTTCACCATCTCCGGCGGCTCGAAGCTGCGCTCAATATCCTCTGTCGCTTTTCTTTTCAGAATTTCGGCGACTTCTTCCTGCGTCAGCCACGGGAGCTTGTTCAAAATTGTCTCATCATCGAGGTAATTCGCGGCAAGAAGCACCATTTGCGTTTGTTCCAGCTGATTTGTTACCTTAGAGCGAGTAAAAGATGGCTCATCCTCAATCCCAACGATTTTGAAAAGCGCCTGTAAAAAATCAATTACGCAGTATTCAAATTGATCGACTTTGTTATCCATCGGCTGATATGCCGCAGTGATCTCCGTCGCTGTTTTCTGCCCGCCTTGCAGTTTTGTAACGTCCAACATCTGAAAATCTCGGTACAGATCGTCACTGATTCTGGAAAGAAGCGCTTCCCGAGCTTCAACCGGGATTGTGAGCGTATGAGCCTCTGCCTTCGCGCCGTCATCGTCCACAAGACCTACGCCAATTCGCCGCATAGACTCTTTGAATCTTGCCATGTCGATCTCATCCATGCCGCCAGCATTGGAAATCGTCCAGTAAATAACGGATGCATCATCAACCGTATTCGCAAAGCCGGATTTGATTAAATCGTAGCAGTCAATCGCCTCGCGCTGACCAACCAGCTCAGACTGCTTTGCGCGGTTCCCGTACATAGGAATAATAGGGAAGCCCGGATAATTCTGATACGCCAGAAGTTCAGTCCCGTCAATCTCAGAAGTCGCTTCCACAGCCACATAGCCGCGCTTCGGCTCCAAAATCATCATTTCTTCCCCGCTCCGTCGGATGTACTGTGTAAATCCGTCAGGTTCGAAGAGCGTAGCACGCAGCGGCTTGCTTGTGCATACTTGCCAGAAACGAATGCCCGACCGAAGCGCTCCGTTTTCCTCATCCAGAAGCGGAACAAATTCTGTCACATCAAACACTTCAAGGTGATCGAGATTCCAGAAACCATAGGAAACGCCGCCGACAAGCGCGTCGTGTGCTGCGTCTTGGAGCCGTGTGTCAAACCCAGCGCCCAACTTCGCTTTGTTTTCCTCTTTTTTCAGTGTCACGCCGTTTCCAAGCAAATACTGCGTTTCCTGCGTGACGAAATTTGCAAAGAAATTGCTCCGAAGCTTATAGTTCGGACTGTAGTTGTCCGGTATGACTTTTCCGTTGAGTGTATAAAGCAGCTTTTGAAAATTAGCAATCGTCACATTCCTGTGCGCGTCATACTCCTTCGCAATAACCGCCTGTTTGTATAAATCCGAGTCTTTGTGATTATTTATCGCGGACAGAACAAATTCCATCCGCTCCCGGTCAGACTTTTCCGCAACCTCTAAAAAATCCTGATATGTTTTCATCGTTTACCTCACCGCGCCAGTTCCGGCACAAATCTATGTTCTTTGAAGTGCTTTTTCAAGACCGTCATCACCATGTACCTGATTTCGTCCATAGCGTGGTCGTTTTCCTTCACGACGCGGTCAGATTCTGCTTTTTCGTCCCACCTGTAAAGCCCGAATTCGCGGATGGCGTCCTCGCAGCTCTCATGGATTTTGAGCTTCCCGGACGCGATCATCTCAGCCGTTGTCTGTATGCCGGGCAGTACATCGTTCACAGCCCCACGGACTTTGAACTCATGGTGCTTCTTTACGGTGGCAATAAAAGCGTCCGCCGAAGGGTCTACAATCAGGCATTTTATATCCCTCCCGCCCGCAAGGCGCTTGATCTCTGAATAATACTCTTCCGGCGTTTTTTCTTTCCGTTCTTCTCGCCCGCAGTAATAATACTCTCCGATTCGCACCGCGTCCGTTTTCGTCACGCACCACAAGCCAGCCGAAAACGGATTGTGCGTGCCGTAGTCAATGGAAATGTAATAATCGCCGGTGTCCGGTATATCCTGCACGATGCAGGAATCGCCGAACATAGGGTATACAAGTCCTTCTGCCAGCGTCCATTTCCCAAGAATGTATCTATCGTAGAAAACCGTTCCGGCATATTCCTTCTTTAGGTTTTCTACGAAGGAAGGAGGCAAGAACGGATTATCATCAATTGTATAAACTTGGCTGAAAATATCGGCATTGCTGTCCAAGAACTTTTTCAACCAATGGTTCGGATATTGCGGGTTATACGTTCCGTCAAAGCAGGAATACTCTTTATCAAGTCGACTTTTTAGAAGTGCAAAGACTTCTTCCGACCAATCTGCAACCTCGTCACCGTAGCAATATTTGATTGACGCACCGCGGATTTTCGAGACCTGAGATACCTTTTCCGCACCGAGGCAATAGCACTTCTCGCCAAATATCCAAGCAGTGTTATCGCTTGATATCGTTCCTACCAGCTTATCGCCGTAAAGATTTCGCATCGGCTCGAGCACGTTTCGCTCGATTGTTGATTTTGTGACACCGAGGATGACGGCAAGCCCATCTTTACCGGCACGCTCCCGAATACGAAGTGGGATAATCCATTTAAAATCAAGATACGTCTTCCCACTTCGAGTTGCTCCGCCCTTAAAGTTCCAGCGATGATTTGCGTACCTCGCAAATTCAAGTTGTTTCTGACTTAACAGCATCTCTAAACTCCCTAAGCAGCCCATCCAGCTTATTCAGACTGTCATTGCTGCTGGCCGTGTTCTTCGTTGCCTTGTCAACGATAATACCAAATGATGTCGCGATCTGGCTCAGCGTCGCTGTAGAGATTTTTTCTGGGTCAGTCAGCGCTTTCAGATGCAAAACGATAGCTTCCTGCATCGCGCCTTTCTGCGATTCCATGAAAGCCAGCATCTCAGCCGTGTTTTCCTCTTTTTTCTGCTGTACTTTTTCGCTGATATCTGGTGATGCGTCAACAACTCTCTTCACAGTCTGGTGCGTGACGCCATGTTTCTTCGCAACAGCGTTGTATGACTGCATTTCTACCCAGTCGGCAACTATTTTCTTTTTTTTTCGATCTGTCAACCTCGCAGCCATAATCACCACCTCGAAATAGTTATGCTTTCCTCCGTTTCACGATTTCGTCATAGTGCGGCTTCACGCGGATAATGTTCCAATCGCATTCTTCCGGCACTCTGCCGTAAAATATCACCCATTCCGGCGATAGCCGCTTCGTCATTTCCTCGTAGCCGCGCAGGAACAGGCGTTTGCTATCCTTGTTTGCCTGTGTCCCAACCGAAGAAACCGCTACTATGCCGCCGACAGGCTCGCCATCGAAGCACCAATCATAGCTCCTCTCATCGCTCCATGAGATCGTCGGGTAAACCGTCATCCCGTGCAGCTGCCAGTATGCCGCCATCCAATGCTTGCGGTAATGGTTGTATATCTGCATGGCAAGCGGCATATCTGTATATGTGGAAAAATCCGGCGCGCATACCGCCGCAAACTGCGACAGTTTCGGAATGTACTTGTCCGGCGTGTTCCAGTGCCTTACAAATTGATAATCGTCAAGAAAGAAATGCACGATTTTATCTTCTGGGTTCTTTGTCGAAAGAAGATAGTTCCCCGGGACAAATTCCCCTTGTGGATACGCTTTGACCGGTTCAATTTGCGGAACGCCATATTTTCCTACGCCGAGGAATACGCACTTGTCTAAGTTTTCAAAATTGATCATACTTTAAACCCGTATTTTCTCCTCAACTTGTCAAGCTCATCTTTATAAATAGCTTTCGCCATTGAACTCAGTCCGTCTCTCCTGTCAATAATGTCTCGTGCCTTCATCCCGCTCGGAAACATTTTTGACAAGTTTGTGATTTCATCCGCGTAGCGTTTTTTTGCTGCGTTGTACGCATCTGCCCACATCCTTATTTCATCAGTTTTAGGGCGTCCAATGCTTTGGCTCCGACGCAATTTTTCATTCATGTCAAATGTTTTGTATGGGTCTGTCAATATGTCTTTCGCCCAGTTTATCTGTTTCTCGCTGCCTAAGATTTGTGGGAGCTTAATACCCACCCTCTCGCCTCCAGAGCCTCCACCAGCTCCACCTCTACCGCCCATCACTCTACCTCCTGTTGCTGTTCAGTTACCATGTCCTGCGCCTTTGGGAGTGCATCCTTTGCTGTCGCCTCGTCCTCATTCATCCAGCGCATGCGGACCTCCCAGTCGTTCACAATGCCTGCGCTGAGAAGCTGCATATCGCGCTGGAAGTCCGTCTGCTTATCCTTTTCACGCTCCACCGGATTGCGGTTTCCGGTGGAGCTAAGAAAAAGGAGGTTCCGCAGTACGCTGCGTAGCCGTAAGAAGGATGAAAGCGCAGAGGATACACCTCTACGCTCTCAACGATACACTATGTTTAAGGCTCTCTTACGCAAACTTTTGAATATAAACCACGTTTTTCTGCCACTAAGTAGATAAACTGCCTATGCCATTCCTGAGCTGTGCGCTCCGAGACATATACCACCATAGCAGCGCCCTGTAGGGTGTGTGTACGCTTCCAAAGGACCAGATCAATAAGCTTCAGCCGTTCCGCACCATCGGAAAGCTGCTTTGTTTCTTCGACAGCAGCATCTACCGCGTCGATTTCCTCCCGCGTCATAAGCGTACCGCCCTTGTAGCTTCGTACCATCCATTTTGCGTAGCCCCACCACCCATAGCGCGGTTTGCTCACCACATCAACCTCCTATCTGCCCGAACTCCCGAACCCATTGTCCCCGCGTTCCGTCTTCTCGAGCGAACTGACCACTTCCAGCTCCGGCAGGATGCAGGGCAGTATAACAAGCTGCGAGATCTTATCGCCCCTACAGACCTTGTAAGGCTTGCTTCCGTGGTTGTAGAGCTTGACCATGATGCTTCCGGTGTAGCCGACGTCTATGACTCCTTCGCTTGTGATTCCGTGCTTGACGTTCAGACCGCTTTTGCTCTTGAGAAATCCCACGGTGTTTTTGGGCAGCTGGATATGCACGCCTGTATCAAACAATTCGCTTCCGCCGGGGTAGATGTAAACGTCGTCGCTCGCCGAATACAGGTCAAGCCCCGCGTCATATTCATGCGCCCTTGTGGGCATGAACGCCAACAGATCTAAAACAATTTTCATTTGTCCCACCAATCCTTAATTGTATCGTTCCGTTCGAAAAACGGCTGAAAGAACGGACCGCAGAGCTTCTTAAGACTTGAATCGATCCTGTGAATGGCCTCGTCAGATTCCGGCTTTCCCTGCCATGCCACGCCGTATTCCTTCTCGAGTTCGCGCATCTTATCGAATAACTGTTTCGCTTTTGAAGGGCTTTTGAGCATCCCGAGTTCATATGCCGCAACGAATAGCAGGTCGATTGCCTTCTGCATCCCCGCTTCCATTCCTGCGTTCAGGAACGCCGCGTTGCTTCTCCTGATCCGCTTCGTTAGATCGTTCATAGCTGTATCCCCCTTATGTACTTGTCAAAATACGTTACAGCCACCGCCATCGCCGCCCACATGTCCGCCGAGAAGCCGTAGAAAAAGCCCGGATTCTTCTTCGTCCCTTTCCCGAAATTCGTCTGTCCGGGCGCGTAGCGGTCGACGAGGGCTTGCCGGATGTTCGCATCCTTTGCCGACGCTCTGCCGCATAAGTAAAGCTTTTCTTCCCGGCGGAAGATCTTCTGTATCTGGTATCCCATCCGGTAAAGCTCGGCATATTCCCAGAAGCGTCCAATCCAAAAGCACGTATCAAACACCTCTTGACCGACTGGCATACCCATACCCGCCACCATTTCGATTGCCAGGTGCTGATACTCCCGGCAGAGAATGGGGAATATATCCTCGTTCGGAACTTTACCAACGTCCAGCACCTTCCGGATTTCCTTCCCGTCGTGCTCTACGAGGACATACCCGGATTCCATATTCCCCGGGTCAATCGCCAGTATCGTTCCCACGCTTCGCCCTCGCTTTCCAAAACATACTGTTGTAGATGTCGTATCGGTGTTGGATGCAGGTACTCATGACCTCCGGTCGAAGTCTTGACCAGCTCTCATACAATCCGCACGTCTGCATTTCCGGGCAGCCGCACCGATAAATGCAGTTTGGCACCAGCACGTCCGAAATCTCCGGCTGCACCTCATGCAGCGCCGCTTTGAAATCCTCGGCATACTCGCGCGTCTCCGGGGCTGCCTGACTGCATAACCGCTTGCGCATGGAATCGATCAGGGCTTGTACGTTCGCTTCTCCCTCGAAGATCACCGGCGCGTCCTGCGGCAGCTTGTCCCTCGGCGTTCCGGTTCGGTCGGTTCTCTGCGTGGAGATAAAGCACTCCCATTTGTGCCTCGACCAGTGCGTCGCAATCCAGCTCTTAATGCCTTTCCAGACCCACGATACCGAGATCCGCCGAATCGGCGAGTGTTCAGCAATTAAAATCCGGCGCTTAAAGTCCTCGCTCGGCTCATGTCCCAAAGAGCCTTTTCCGGAGGTGGCGCGGCAGGTGTCCACGACCTCCTGCCAGTTGCCCTTGATGTTTGTAATGTGCGTGTTCATTCTTCCCTCCGTTCTCCGTAGCTGCAAAAATCCGTTTCCTTCCGCCAGAAGCCATCGTTTGTTCTCAGGCAGATCATAGCGCCGTTCGGCTTGCTGTCGTATGAGCCGTATTTGCAGTCCTTGCAGCGAAGCACCCTAGCGTAATCTTCTTTCATCACGTTTTTGAAAATGTTCAGAGCGATTTCCACCTCGTCCGTGTTTCTCACCATTTGCACAAGCTGCGCTTTGCTCATCTTGCACAGATCGTTCAGCATCTGCTCAAAATCACCCATTGTCTGCGTCCTCCATCCAGCCGTCCATGCGTGCCCCGCAGTGCGGGCAGTAATCCATTCGCGCGTCAAATCCGATGTCGCACGCCGAGCAATACTGGATATCTCCTGCCGCTTCGCTATGGAACGGAATCCACTTCGCGTGAACCACCTCCACAACGTCGGCGGCGGGAGCGTTTCTTATCTCTCTTAGTGCAACTGAATACGCATAATGCTCACCAGATTCTTCTGTGGTGTGCTTCTCGTAATACTTCATTCGCGCGACTAAACTGCTCCTATCAAGATACTCAGCGGTCATTTAAGGAGTCCCTCCTCAGAGTCATCTTTATGCATCTGCACAATGGCCTCCACCGGTGCAACGTCGGCGGCGGGCAAGCCCGAAATCTCGCTTGCAATGCAATCCGCCAGTCCGGTATGCCGCCCCAATACAGAGCCGTTCGCAAGCCCGTACTTTTCGGCGATTTTAACCGCATCATCGCGCCGGATATAATCAGCCATCCTTCTTGCCCTCCATTTCCTGCAGTGCCGCTTCGCGGCTGATGTATTCGTCAGGCATCTTCTCTCTTCCTCCTCTTCTTCCGACACTCCGGGCAAAACCATCCACGTTTCCCAACGCTCCACCCACCGCTTCTCGCAATCCTCGCGGCAGTAGATTGTGAAACCGTGTGGTTTATCCAGCTATATGTGGCTCCGCACGTATCGCAAGAAAAATAAACGTTATACGCCATCCTTCTTGCCCTCCATTTCCTGCAAAGCTTTCTCGGCTTCTTCGCGGCTCAAAAATACGGTCTTGCCGATGTCCTCTGCGCAGATTTCCATGCCGTAACCAGCGTACTTAATCGTGCCGTCTTCGTAGACGTGTAGACCTTCAAAGCGAGACTGCGCCAGAATGCCGCCTACCTTCTCCCAGTAAATCGTATCCGGTGCGCACGGCAGAATCAGGACGCGCCCTTCAACATCCGCTTTCATCAGCTCCACCATTCGTGAGATGGAGTAATCATAGCCGGAAAGCGTTTCCTCGATTTTCCGAGCCTCTGCGCACGCCTGCGGGGATAACCCCGCATCTTCGTAAGCCTTGAGCCTTTCCCATACCTCCTTCATCGTGCAGGTGCCGCTCTGCCGGCACGCCGAGTCTCGGCACTGCGCAAGGTCACAAAAGTTTCCTTCAAACGTCAGTCTTTCCATCACTCTACCTCACTTCCAAAAGCTCTGTATGCTGCCGCCTGCGGGTTTTCTGCCATCACCAATGCTTTTATTTTGCAGGTTTTGCACTCAACGAGATACAGCCGTTCCTCGCAGTAATACGCATAGAGCGGACTTTTGCAGAGCCTGCACGTCACTCCAGTAGCCTTTCCGATGTAGTCACGATTGTTGCCGTCGGCGTTGTAAACCTGATGGCACAGCTTGTCAAAGTTCGACGCACCTTTCATCATTCCTCCTCCGGCGCTTCCGGCAGCGGCATCCAGTGGGTGACTATACTGCCAATGCAGTCACGCATAGCTATTCCGTCATATCTTCTCCATGTATCCGCGCTTGTGCGGTACGCCTCGCCGACAAATATGCCGTCCGTAGCAAGAACGCGCGTTCCAGGCTTTGGGTGCCTGTCATCCACGCTAATCCACTGTGGCACTTTCTCCAGCAGCGCCGTGTTCTCGGCGGTCAGGCGCTCGATCATGGTGATAGCCTCATCCGCCAGCCGCTCCGCGCAACGCACATACTTCCTTTGTGGGCAAAGCCCGCAACCCTTGTCCTCATGCGTCGCGCAGATACGCAGCGCCCGTATAATTTCCTTTTCTGTCATGTCGTCTCCCTCCAAAATTCGTTGAACTTTTTCCCAGTGATAATTGGGCGGCACCATTCGCGCTGGAATCTCCGCCACTCAGAATCGTACTTTCCATCCTCTCCGCGAAATAACATGGCATACGGCACGAATCCAGCACGCATGGTCTGCGCCAGGCGCTTTTCAGCGTCCTCAAAACTGTCTCCGCCGTAGCCGCACAGCACATAGCAGCACATTGTATGGCTTACCGGGCGAAATCCTGCCGACCGCAGCTTCTTGCCCATCTCGATCAGCGGTTCCAGATCGTCACGAGTGTCATATGCCGTGTAGAGCCGCGCCGGTTTTACCTCATGTAAAATGTCCGCTTGCCATTGCTGCAATAGTGCCGGTTCTAAGCCTCCCGTAAAAATTGCCCTGTGTTTCTGCCTCTTAAGCATGTCACAAACTGCCCGAAAATGCGTTTCTGACGTTCCAAGAATGTTGTCGTCAAGGATATTCCAGCCGTCCACGATCGGAAGCTCCCGAATTACGCCATGCGCGCAACGCGGTACGGAACAAAACCAGCAGTCCTTTGTGCATCCCCGCGAGGTAAAAATCAAACCGTCACGCAGGTAAAGCCCCGGTGTGAAGCCTCCCATGCGATCATCGAATGCCGGACCGCCGACTTCTACCGGTACGCCGAGAATCTGCCATGCGTAATATAAGTCCTCGGCTTTTTCGAGATCCCATGTAAACGTGACGGAGATATGTACTGACGTCACGCCTGCTTTGATGCAGTCCGAGATGTTCTCAATCGTCGGCTCACTGAAGAACGCCAGCGCATCAGTCGGCGAAGCGTTAGTTTTGCGCGGGAATACGCGGGCAATCACCGTCTGCTCTAAATCGCTCACGTCACATTTCCCCTCCTATTTTCCGTTTCCCTCTTGCCGCCCTCCGGCAGTTTCTCGCCCCGCCATCGGTCATTTGGCTTATGTCGATGATCTCGGCGCGCTTGTCGTAGCCCGCGTTCCGTTCAGCCTCATAGGCAAGCCACGGCTCGCAGGTAGCGCCACATCCCGGCCCTCGATGTGGGCAATCCCTGCCGCATGGTCCGGCGTATTTTTGCCTGATCATGTCTTCCTCCTGAACTGCACCGTCACTTCCGCCTCCCAGCACTCCGGCGCGCGGATGACGATCTTCTTGTCTCTGCCTTCTTCCGGGTCGCGGACGACGATCCAAGTATTCATGCCCCATCCTCCATCATCCGCTGAATCGCCGCCCTCTGGAAATCAGACAGCTCGTCTCCGTGATGCTGCACGTTGTAGCCCGGCTTCTTCCCCGGCTGTGACGGCGTGCCCTTCTCGTGTTCTTTCGATTCCCACGTCAAAAACTTCTGTTTCCAGTTCCGTACGGGGTCACCCTTCCCGTCGACCCAATTTCCGGCAGAATAATAGTCGAAAAATTTCTGTGCCAAATTCGGAACTCCACGCTCCTTCGCGTATGCGGAAACATCTTCCAACGTAGGTTGTATAAATTTCTTACGTTTCTTCTCAGAAATAGAACTACTCTCTTTTCTATTTCCATTTCCATTTCCTAAAGGTAATACCGTGGTATTACCGCAAGCACTACCATCAGCCATACCAGAGTTATCATTTTCTTTGTTCCAACGCTTGCTGATGTTCTCCCTTTGACGCTGGCAATGTTTGTCTCTTTTTTCGATTTCAAGCTCCATCCGGCGATTGAAGTACTTGCCGTCCTCATCCTTCTGAAACTTGCTCATAACCTCGTCTGACGGCTTTTTGACAGCCCGTATGATTTCCTGCATCGTCATATGCCCGCGCTCTCTTTGGAGGCACAGGAGCGTGATATACTGCCCACGCTCCCGCATATCCATCAAGGCGCAGCCGGATAGGAAATCCGACGTGTAAAACAAGACGGCAGGGTCTTTGTTGTTTGCCATCCCGCCACCGCCTTAGAGCGGCAGCTGATCGCCGTCATCCTCGTCCATCATCGTAAACCCGCCGGGGTTTGCCGGGTCCTTCGGCTCCGAAGATTTCTTCCCTTCTCCGAAGTAAACACGGTTTGCCACGATCTCAGCAGACCGGCGCTTGTTGCCGTCCTTGTCCTTCCAGTCTCTGAGCTGCAACCGACCATCTACGACCGCCATGCTGCCCTTGAAGAAGTATCCGCTTACAAAATCAGCGGTTCCCGCCCACGCGACGCAATCAATGAAATCCGTCTCTTTCTCTCCGCCCTCCGGCGTAAAATCGCGGTCAACCGCCAGCGTGAAGGATGCAACGGACGTTCCGTTCGGCGTCTTTCTCAACTCCGGGTCTCGAGTCATTCTGCCCATAATAACAATGCGGTTCAGCATTCGCCGTCCTCCGTATCCGCCGCATTCTCTTCCGGAGCGCCAAAAATGACTTTCAAAACATCGTCGAAACGATACGAGGGCATCTTCTTATACGATTCAGCGAGCATGTCGAGCGTCAGGCACTTCTTCGCCAATTCCTCATACTTTTCCGTACTCAGTTTTACATAGGATTCCATAATTACGTTCCTTTCTTATAAATGTGGTTCAGCATGCTTCCTCCTTACAGCATGACTGTTACGCGCCCAGCTTCGATCTCGTCGGCAAGATGTTCCTCGAGGTATTCCTTGATCGTCTTCCGCGCTTCCAGCTTCCACATACCGCCGTCTGCCTCAACGAACGAAATGCCTCTTTCGTCAATTCGGATAAGGAACAGTCCAAGCGGCTGCTCAATTTCCTGGAAGGTTCTGTACGGGCGAAGTTTTACCAGCGGGCGAATCGTCGCGTTGGCCTGTAAGCTCACACCCTTCTGCGTGACAATCGTCGTAGCGACGCCAATATCGTTATAGGTGATCTTTGCGCCGGTCGTGATCTGCGAAAGCAGCTGAAGCGTATACGCGCGATCTTCCGAGTCTTGAAATCTGGTTTGCAGCGCGACTGCCGCCCGTTCGAACGTGAGTTTTGTTTCCGCATCCCAGCCGGGAACGTCCGTCGCACGAACAAAATACGGCGTTAACCGCTCAAACGGAGTATCCATATCCGGGGTTCTGAAAGCCTCAACGCAAAGATGCGATGGAATCTTGATAAACAGCTGGCCGTCTTCGGCATTAGCTGTTCCCTCCCGTAGGATCATCTTGCACAGCGCGTCGAGACTGTTCAGTTCAAGCGTTTTCGCGCCGTAAACATCCTCGTGGATTTCCTTGTAGTTTCCATTCGGCAGGACAGCAAACGTGTGGTCTCCAATTTCCAAAACCTGCGGCTTCGCCATAGCCTCAATTTTCTCGATAGCTTCCTTAATCATTTCATTTTCCTCCTTACGCATTTCTAACCAAATTCAAGACGGGTGCTACTTCCTGTTCTTCGCCCATCATATCCAGCTGGCCGGGCACGTTCGGTACCATTTCCACCGCCGTGACCTCGCCAAATTCATTTCCGGTGATATAAAGTGATGTCGCAACCGGATTTGTCGGGCAAAGAGCGCTTTTCACGCCGCAGGCAACCGATACGGTCTGCCGGTTGGAGTCTGGACGGAACTCAATGGTAAGCTGCACTTTCCGCTTTGCTGTAGCCTCTGTGTTCGGGTCAAGGATGTTGTCCACGACCTTTGTCATTTCGTAGTCGATTCTCTCCATAATCGCTCCACGAGCCATTTGGAGAATGCTTGTCCTTGTGTCTTCCATGATCTACATTCCTTTCTTGTAAATAAGCTTTTCTTCATCCCACCCGGGATATTTCATTTTTAAGTAGCGTCTGATATACGCTTTCATGTGCTCGCGCTTCGCCGACTGGTCGAACTGCTTGTGGCAGCCATCGCACAACGTCACAATGTTCTCTTCGATCCCAAGCCCACCCTGCGAGCGTGGGATGAAGTGGCACCACGGATTGCCGGGGCGGAGGCAGACGATGCAGCGCCCTCCGTCGCGCTCCCAGACGGCTTTCTTGACCTTCTCAGGTATCTTTGTTGCCTTCGTTTCCTTTCTCATCCTGCCTCCATTCCAGCGCCATACGCTCGAGCTCTTCCGGTGGCAGCGTCTCAATGCCCTGCTGTTTGCAATCCTCAACGACCAGATCAATGAGCCGCGCCATCTGCTTTGTGTCGTAGGTGCTCGAGCCGTAGTAGCAGATGACGTTCGTGCAGCCCGGAATTTTTGACGCCATGATCTCCGTGCAGCGCCCGAGTCCGTGCGATTCCCAGTCTTCGCGAAACCGCTTGACCGCTGCGTCCGGAATGCAGATCGTATCGGAGTTATTGCCAACATCCGGGATATAGTGCCGGTAGATTTCTTCCGGCGGCGCGCCCACCTTGACCGAAAGTTTATTGCAAAGCACCCAGAGATATCGGTTTGCATCCAGACTCCGCTTCTGGCGAAATTCCTTGATCGTGACCGTGTACTTCTTCTGCGGGTCAAATTCTCCGGCAACCATCTGGGCTTGTCCGGGCAGCTCCGGTCGTAGTTTCAGCCAGCTACCCGCCGCGTCCATGCTCCACGACGCTTCAACGACATTCAGCTCTCTCATGCCTTACTCGCGCAGTTCCAGCAAAGGCACCTGCCAAAGCGCTTTCTCGTCTTCTCTGCGACCTGTAAAGCGGTAAACTGCGTGCCGCCTTCTACGATCTGCGTGATCTCGCCTTTACAGTCCGCGCAGACAAGGCGAGGGGTGCTCGGTGTCTCAGCTTTCCCACCGTGTCCGAAGGTGTAGACCGTCTTTCCCTTCGATGCAAGCGTCAGCGTTTTGATTCGCTCCTGCTCGTCGTAGGTGATCTCCGTCACGTCAAATTGGTCAGAGCACTGCCAGCGGCCTGTCTTGTCGTTCTTCTTGTGCCTCTGGCACTTCGCCGCGTCGATCCAGATAAACGGCGCGGAGTAGAGTTCCCGTCCGATACCGTGCTTAAATCCGGCCCGTTTGAACGCGTCTGATGCTCTGCCCTTCTCGGCTTCTGTGTTGCTCTCTGTGCCTGCGTCCCACTTCCAGATCGGGTGGCCGTTTGTGTTGTAGTCCACGCCGATACCGCCGTACAGGACGCCGTCAACCAGCTTAAAATCATTCTCCCAGTTCTGCGCGCCGACGGTCTCATCCAAAAGGTCCGCGTCGGTTCTGGCCGTCTTGTACAATAGGATCGACGCGCCTTTTTCGTTGCACTGTGCCACGCGGCACTCGATCTCATCCGGTCGCAGTAGTCTGAATTGCTTCATTTTCATCCTTCCTTCCAAATGGGCACTCCCGCCCAACATATCTGCCAGACCACAAAATCGGCTCATCTGTCAATGCGCATCTTCTGGCGCTCTGGCGGTAAAACCGGCAGGCATCACAGCAGATGTACGCATTGCCTTTCAAGTCCACGGGGAACGACATACGAACCGTTGCTTCGACTTGGATATATCCGCTTACACCGGTTTCAAAGTTCGCCATGCTCCCTCCTTCTCAGCCGGGGCAGAACGTCTTCTTCTGATACCCCAGCTGCTCTAATATCCACTTTGTTCCCATCGTCTCTACCAGATCGCAAACGATATGATTGCCCGGGTCAAAGTTCTCAGAATCGCACACGAAGATATCCCCATCGTTTCCGGCGAAGTATTCTTCGCCTTCGTAAATCTCAGCGCCGAACCGGTCAAACATACATTGCGCTTGCTGCTTATCCTTCATCATCCACCAACCTGTATCTGGCATAGCTCGTATCCTCGCCATACCGGTTCTTGCTCGTTTCCATTTCCTTCTTGATCGCGTAACCCTCGCGCTTGAGATCAAAAATCCTAGCTCCCAGACGCATACAGCTGATGTCCCGAATCGCTTCCAGCTGCGTAATGCTTCCGAAGTCGCGCATATATTGCAGGATTCTCTCCGTCTGCTTCATGCTCACCTCCACGCTTCTGTAAACACCGTCCAAAACACGATATCGCGGTACGTGACCTTCTGCTCCTGAGTCGATTCGGGCGGATTCGCGCATGTGTAGCGGAACCACTCCCGCCATCTGTTGCACATGCAATTTTCCCCGCGCCCCTTCGTGCAGCTCTCACAAGGATGCTCCATATCATGCCCCCGTAAGCACCGCACCGACGAAGAAGCACGCCGCCGCGCCTCCAAGCGTGACCGCCGCCCGGAACAGACCGAAGCCCAACATAACCGCCGTACCGCCCAACAGCATACACGCCACAGAGAAGCAGGCCGTTTCCGCGATCTTCATCAGGCTCTTTTGCCGCTTGCGAAGCCGGACGATCTCATCCCACCTTTCGCCGAGCTCGCGCTCCCGCGCCGCCCGGTGGTTTAACTCCGTGATAATCTCAACGTCACTCATTTTCTCATCCTCCTTAAATAGTCTTCCTTGCCGAGTAGGGCTTTTCTGTTTGCTGCATAGCCTTTGCGTCTCTGAGCCCTTCGCAGCCCTTCCGCCGCTACGCATTGCCGAGCTTTGCCTTTGCTGTGCTGATCGGTGCTCGTCTTTGCCATTGCCTGTCAGAGCAAAGCGTGCGTTACTACGCCGTTGCCAATCCTTGCTTTACTTCGCCCTTGCCACGCGATCTCTGCTTTACTTCGCCTTTGCCGCGCCAGTCCAGGCCGCGCAGTTCCCTCGCGTCACTTAGCCTAGCCTTTCCGTCGCAAACATAGCATCCCATGCCGCCGCGAAACCAGACTGTTCTTTGCCTTTGCGAAGCACATCAAATCTCTACTGTGCCTTTGCCACGAATTGCATACCAAAGCCTTTGCGTACCCAGCATTGCAATACCAAGCCTTTGCTTCGCTACGCAGCTCCAAGTCATGCCCTCGCTACACACAGCAGCCGAAGCCCTTGCCGAACATAGCGATCAATGCCGCTGCCATCAGAGCTCTTCGTAGCGCCACCCCGCCATTGCGTCTCATGGCGTCTCCTTGCGCTGCCCTGCCATTCCGTTGCTGTGCCGCTCAGAGCCCCGCACGGCTACGCCTTTGCCTGTCATTGCCAAACCCAGCCGTGCCCTCGCATTTACTCGAGCACTTCGTAGGTGAACCGTCCCTTTCCGGAGTTCCGCCACTGGCCAATGCCTCTGAGCCGTCCGTAATCCAGCCATTCCAGGACGATATCCTTGTGCGCCTTTTCATCCAGCATCGTAATTTCAAACTCGATCGTGCTGCCCGCCGGAATCTCCTCCGAGTTCGCAAGCGCCACACGCTCGCCCTGCGGGGTCGGTGCTCTCAAAGGCCGCTGGCATTCGCCAATCTCGCCGTTGACCTGAATCGGGATGTGCCGAGGCTCGACGAAGATCAGACCGTCGATGATCTTCTTGTAAGCTTTCAAGCTCGAGCTCTTCGTGCTCTTGACTCTTGCCAGCATACCGCAAGCGTCCTTGAAAAAGCCCTTTACTTGGTAATCGTAAAGGGCCGGGCACCCGTTCGCGCGGGGGAAAACCGTCATGCCCTTGTCTGCCACCACGTCCGCGCCCAAAGCCGCGATCTCGTCTTCGATGGTAGAAGCGTCCGGCGCTTTCGACGCGATGAAATCCCGCGCCACGTTCTCATTGCTCGGCCACGTGCCAAGCACAGGCTCCAAAAATGTTAATCTGACTTTCATTCGTTTCAATCCTCCTAAATTTTACGGCTGATGCCGTGTATCAACGTCCATCCCAAGGAATCGCATAAATGGGATTCTCGGGATTTTTACCCGACTCGGGGTCGGGCAGCATACCGGGAAACCAAGCCGTTCCGGCCTCTCCCGCGCCATCTTCCGCAGAAGATGGGGGCTGCAACCGAGAATCTTTGCCGCAACGTCCGCGTTGATCATGTCCGATTCCGAAGACATCAGCTCCGCCAGATTTTGCGTTACCATCGTTCTCCCTCCATTTCTGTTTAATAATTTTTCAGAAATACTATCTATTCCATTTCCATTTCCTAAAGGTAATACCGTGGTATTACCGGAAGTGTTACCACACTATCGATGTGGTTCAGACTTCCTCCTTTTCTCTGCTGCGCCGCTCTACGACGGCATCAAATGCAGCATTCAGTCGCGCCTTTGCGTTCGGCGGCTTCCTTGCCCCGTTCAAGATCATGGACAAATAGCCTTTTGTAAGTCCAAGCTCTGCGGCAAGATCGTCGTATGAAACACGCGCATTGTGCATTTTTCCAATCAGTACGCCTGTCCATTTTTCCGGCAATATCGTCTCCTCCTTTTCTGTTTAATTTGTTGACTGCGGCGAAATGAGATGGTATACTTTTTTCGGAGGTTCGAAGGATGGAAAGCACCCTTTTACGAAAGGAGGTTTTCTTTTGCCCAAGAACTCTGTTCGGACGTCTGCGAAAGTAGCGTCCAAAGCGTCGAAGACGTTGAGCAGCAAAAAGTCGTCCAAGACAAGTAAGCAGCTCGCCGCTTCTGCGCTTTCCAACCGTCGGTCGAAGTAACCGGCACGCCGTCCCGGTGTTACCGCGCCGGGGCGGCTTTTCTTTACGCCGCAGTCAACTTTTGAAATTTGTTGTTGAAATTGTTTACTGTTTGTGCTACTATGAATTTGCGAGAAACACACTAGCATTGGCACAAGCGATGATTTGCTTGGGTCTTGTTTGCTGCAAACTTTTTCAACCACAAGACAATAGTACATCAAACATTCTCAACTGTCAACCGCTATTTGCAAACTAATTCAACTTTCGTCGTACTTAACAATTCCAGAGGTGTATTATTGTGTTTTATGACAACTTTGTTGCGCTTTGCGCTTCTGCAAACAAAACTCCTGCACACGTTGGTCGAGAACTCGGAATTGACAAGTCAACGATAAGCTGTTGGAAAGCGCGGAAAACCAATCCTTCTGACGTAAATGCGAAAAAAATCGCCAACTATTTCGGCGTAACAGTCGAAGAACTGATGGGCGAGGGCATAAAAAAAGACCCCATCCCGAAGGATGAGGTCGAAGATAGCGAAACCGCAGAACTCCGTGAAATTTGGAGTTCTGCGGATAAGAGTGAGCGCCGTGATTTGCTCGAAATGGCACGTATGCTAAAGAACCGGAGAAAGCAGAATGGATGATGCAAGCAACCTTCCGTTTTCGGAAATCGAGTTGAGCAAAGACGAAAGAAAAATGCTTAAAGCGTTGGCAGATAGCAGAATATTTGCGACGGATGATATTTTCCAGACCGCAAATAGGCTGAAACATTTTGGGCTTGCGAATCTGCACCCAATCCCCAGCAAAGAGGGTGTCCCTGTGTTATCGTTTGGCACGTCCTGCGCAATTGGAATAGAAGAACGTGGGAAGGACTACTTGGCGTATATTGATCAGCGTAAGAAGGCCACAAAGGCTAATCGAATCCACGACCTAGTGATTGCAATAATCTCATTCCTGCTCGGGCTGCTTACGTCTGAACATTTCTGGAATTTCCTGAGCAAATGTCTGTCAGGATTCGAGGGCTAAAGTCGCTGCAAACTGCTTTAAGCTTTTTTTCGCAGACAAGCACGATGTCGCCGCCGGGGCTGGCTGCGCCGATCGCGTGTTCACACATTCGGCAAGCTTCTCCGCACTCGTCTTTCGTAGCAATTTCAGTTCTGATCCTGCACAACTGTAACATAATATCATCATACTTTTCCCTGCTTAGAAACATTGTTTCGCTCCTTCCACATTCTAATTAGTTCTCGTTTTTCCTCTGTCGTAAGTTCCATTAAATACCGAAAGCAACTATCGGCGGGCGCAATTTCTTCACCCCTATTATAGCACATATCGTCCTGAATACAAATCATTTTGCGCCCTCCTTCTTCAATCTTCCAAATTTTATCGTTTCTTTTTGTATAATTTTGACCTTGAGGCTGTCAAACTCTGGTGGTAAAATCGTAGTATCAGATCAAATTTTGGCTATGAGGTAGTTTGTAATGAAAAGAATACTTGTGCTTTTTCTAGCGGTGCTTCTTATGACCGGCTGCACAGCAAAACCCACGAAGGACGAGTCAGAAAAAGCGGCGGTTCAAGAAACGATTGCTGTTTCAGGCTCAAAGGATGCGTCTTCGCCCGAAGCGCCGGAGCCCGAAGAGCCGATTGTTCAGGAAAAGCCCGAGGTTCCCATTACGCCCCCGTTCGATGAGCCAGTTGCAGAAACAACGCCACCGCAATCATCCGGCGTATACGTTGGAAGTATTGACTCGGATAAATACCACAATCCGGGTTGCCGCTTCGCGAAGGAAATCCTCCCAGAGAATGAAATCTGGTTTGATAGTGCAGAAGATGCACAGAACTCTGGGTATTCACCTTGCGGAGGCTGCCACCCTAAATAATATTATAGCGCAATGTTTACACCCAAAAATAGAAAAGAGGAAAATAAGATGGACACTGTAGAAAGACCCGTTCCAACCGAAAATCAAAAGTTTTGCAAATTTTGTGGCGCGATCATCGACAAGGACTGCGTGATTTGCCCGAAATGTGGAAAGCAAGTTGAAGAATTAAAGTCCGCGCAGCCGAACGTCGTAATCAATAACACGAACACAAATGCGAACGTGAATACTATCCGCGGGTATGGTCGTCCGAAGAACAAATGGGTTTCATTCTTCCTTTGCCTTTTCTTCGGTATGATCGGTGCGCATAAATTCTATGAGGGCAAAGTTGGAACAGGAATCCTGTATCTCTTTACACTTGGGTTGTGCGGGATTGGATGGGTCATTGACACTATCGCAATCTTGCTGAAGCCGAATCCTTATTACGTCTAACTCATAAATTTAGAGTTCTGCCACTGCTCCCGTGTCTCGCCTACATCTGAGACGCAGGCAAAGAGCATAGGTGCGCCCTTGATGTAGTCCAGGCTCAGACTGTGGACATCTTTGAAAAGCGCCCCGTCTACGATGATATTTACTTTCCCGTTTTCAAAGCGAATATTGATGCTCTGCATTTGGTGTACCTCCATATTTTAGAACGTTCGTTCAGTAATTTCAATTTGGAATCTTCTACAAAGAACACCTTGCATTTTCTTCGTCCGGTAACCCTCGTAAGCGGCAATTATGGGACAGACTATTTTGTATAATGGAACGTTTAAGATCGCCCCACCGTCGCTCCACCGGCGGTGGGGCTTTCTCACGCGCCTGTAACCAGCATAGCAAAAGCGGGAGAAATGTCCATCCTCAAATTGGTAAAATCATACCAGTGGCGGAAGAATCAGCGAAATATATGTGAAAATGGAGGTATATCATGTCGGCAATTCAGGAGCTCGCCCCATATATTTCTGCATATCAGGGGAAAATCAAGCGGGCGAAAGAAGATCAGCATTACACCATCGACAGACTTGTCGAAGAATCCGGCGTTTCCAGATCGGCTGTCACGAAGCTCTGCGCAGGAACACAGCAAGACCCGAAACTGTACAATTCTGCCGCGCTGTGCCGCGTTCTCGGGCTGTCGCTGGATGAGCTGTTCGGGCTTGTCCAGCCCACAGAAAGCCCGGAAGAACTGACCGAGCAGATTCATCATGTCGAGATTGAAAACGCCAAGCTGGAGGCAACAGCGGCAGTGCAGAGCGCACAGATAAGGTCTACACATACAATGTGTTACGTCCTCGCCCTGTTTTGTATGCTGCTCTCCTTTTCTCTGATTGCCTGCCTTGTGACGGATGCGCAGATTCGGAGCACAGGTCTTATTCGCGATGGAGATTTGTCCGTGGCCGCATGGATTTGCATTGCCCTGATCGTAGGTTCAGCGTTGGCTTCAGCAATTACTTTCTATGCAATCCGAAAAGAACGTGGAGGGAAACATGGAGTGCATCAAGTGTAAAAAAGAAATCCCAGACGGCGCGCCCTACTGCTGCTGGTGCGGCAAAAAACAGGAAGCGCATCGAAACCGGACACGCGGGAACGGGCAAGGAAGCGCCTACCAGCGTGGGAAGACGTGGACTGCTCGGTGGACTGAAAGGACGTATCTTGACGAAAACGACAAGCTCCATCAAAAGATGAAGACAAAGGGGGGCTTTACGTCAAAGCGTGCCGCGCTCCAATATGCCGCCAACCCGCCGAAAGAAGAGCGGCGAAGCCCTACACTCAGAGCATACTACAAGACGTATCTGCGCGGAGATTACCTGTCCTTGTCGGCGAACCGGCAGGGGGCAGCGGAAAAAGCTTTCGAGCGCATGAAGGAGCTCGCCGACTGCGAAATTGACACGCTCACCATCTCACAGATACAGGATGCTATCGACCGCAATGCCAGCACCTATTACACGCGGAAGGACATGAAAACAGTCCTTTCACACTGCTATAACCTCGCGATTGCTGAAAAGCAGACCACTGTCAATCTCGCGGAATACATTAAGCTCCCGGAACTGGACGAAAAATCGCCGGAGCCGTTTACCGACGCCGACGTCAAAAAACTATGGGAAGCGTATGCAAAAGATCATTTTGTCGGTTTTATCCTTACGATGATCTATACCGGCATGATGCCTGGTGAGCTTCTGAAGCTCAAGAAGGATATGATTGACTTTGAAAAGAATGAGATCGTACGAGGCGGCATAAAGACAAAGAAGCGGAAGGAAACGCCTATGGTCTTCCCGGATTTCGTTTCGCCGGTGCTGCATGAACTATGCGAAGAAAGCAAGTCACGCGTCGGAAATATCTGCTGCATAAACAAAGATAATTTTTACAAGAGATATTATGAGTGTTTGGAGCTTGCCGGAGTGCAAAAGCTGCCACCTTACTCATGCCGCCATACAACAGCTACAGCCCTCGCGATGAAAAACATCGACCCGTTTACGATCAAGGAAATCATGCGCCACACGAAGATAACGACTACCCAACGGTACGTACACCCGGACATGAAAGGCATGGTCGATGCCGTAAATCAGTTGCAAAACGACTCGCCAGAGTGAATTATGTATGCTACAAAATATGTTACAAATGCCAATTTCCCCAGTGTTTTCAATGGTTTTTTCTCCCCTGCTAAGGGAGTAGTCGTCTAAAAAGCGAGCGAGAGTTCGAATCTCTCCTTCCGCGCCAAAGTACCGATTTTAGCTGTTTTCAAGCTAAAATCGGTACTTTTTTATGCTTTTCACCCTGTTTTCTGCGTATTTTCAAAAAGCGAAAAATCACGTTATGGAACGCTATGTAACATAAAATCATTTCCCGTATGCTACATTGTATGCTACAAATTAAGTACAATGCGAGGGGACTCCCCTGTTTTTTGCTACATGGACTTTATTTTCCGAAGCACGGAATCATAGACTTTTCGGTTCACAAGCGATAATGTGTCCATAAGTTCATCAACGACCGTCCAAGCCTTTGCCGGGTCTTTACCAGCTACCGAAAGCAAAAACTCACTGTCCCCGTACTCGCCCACGGTAGCCGGTTGCGCGGTAACAGGAGCGGGAGCGCCGGAGTAGTAACCCACATACCTACCGCCGTCGCCCCGTTCCTCTTCCTGCATCTTGTCGCGTATCACATATAGGTTCGCCAGTTTGGCATAATTGGGATAGCTGGATTCTTCGTATTCCAGCCGTGCTATTTCCTTTCGGATTTCGGCTTCATCCAGCATGTCTTTCCCTCCTTATGCTCTGTCAATCTGCTCCATGCAGCGGCGGATAGCATCGCGCGTCTTATCATCGTCCGCGTCGCGCATCATGTCTTCCAGCGTCGAGCGCATATGTTCCCGAGCATCTGTCCGGCTATACCGCCCCATAGAATCGCGATGCCTGCCACGGTAGGAGCTGCCACGCCCATACGTGCCACGCATGTCCGCTTCCCACTCGCCGTCACGGGAGTACCCGCCGTCCTCGAGCATTTCGATTTTGTAGGTGTTCTTGATGGAACTGGTAAGCTTCTGGATGGCATCCAGATCGCCAGCGGACATTTCGCGCTTGTCGGCGATATCGTCCAGCTCCTTGCAGAGCATTTCCCGAAGATTTCTTAAATCGTACATATTCCTTCCTCCCTTCATGCTACTCTCTCGACGGTCAAATTGCTGTTCGCGAAATTGACCGCCTGCGTACTTGTATTACGCATACCTACCGTCACACAGCAGCCCTTCGGTACGCAGACCTGTGCAGAGACGTAGATATTAAAATAATTCTCGACTGCTGCCGGAGTGACCGTAGCCATAGCGCTTGCCAGTGCTTCGCCGTTGATGGAAAGCGCTGCGGTAATCGCTTCGACCGTGCCGCCGGTCGGGATGGCGATGTTGCCGCCGTAGGAAATTTTGAAAACTGCCCTACACTGGTTTGTCAGCCCGCGAAGCGTCACAAGCCCGCTTCCCTCTCGATGCACAATGCACGGCTTGCTGCTGATCGCCGTTTCCGTCAGAGGCACGTTCTGCCCGGCGGCAATTGTCTGAATGTTTACATTCGTAAATTCTGCCATAAAATCAATCCTTTCTAAATGCGTCGAATTCGACACGGTTAAAAATAACGGCGGGACGATTGCCCC